GAATATTGGAGAACCCAGGACATGTTCTGTAGCAGTTGTATTATCCTGACCTCTCTTTACAGTGATATCATTACCACTGATTTTTACAACCCTCATATTCTCATTACCAATATCAATGTGAGTATTGGCAGTAAATTTAGATCCATCAGTTACAGTAATGATTGTTTCTGTAAGATCTATATCCTCACTAAGTTGTGAAATTTGAGATTGATCATAATCTTTTGTTGCTCTAGGAACAACTTTGTAAGTAAGATCTCTGTCATATGTTCTGGAACTCTCTCCAGCAATATATCCAACCTGAACTTTTCTGATAACTTGATCAGTGACATCAGGTATAGGACCAAAGACAAAGGTCTTGGCAGTAAATCTTAGTGTGTAAACAAGTGCTCTCCTTGTATCAAAATTACCTTCATAATCATCCTCCATACTAATACTATCAAGTTGAACTGCCACATCTTTTTTCTCTTTCAAATTACCAAGAAAATTTACTGGTAAATGATAAACAGGTTGAAAAAATGGTAAAATTTGTTCAAGTATCTGTAGAGCATCATCATTCAACTTTGACATAATGCTCAATTCAATTGACATATTATATGGGACAGGTAAGTACCCCTTTTTTATTTTAGAACCAGAATCTGGATCTTCAACAAAAAATTGTTGTGTTTGAGTTGTTTTCCTTGAGGCATCATACTGAACACCAATAAATTCAAATGACATTCTAGGAAGTGTCATTTGAACAGGTTTATTCAGGTCAGGTTGCTGTTCTAATCTTGCTAAAAATTTCTGAGTTGGTCCATAGGCAAGAGGGACTTTGACAATGCTGACACTGTCATCTGAAGAATCTTTATGCTTGATTTCTATCCCATTAAAAAGAGAACCAAATCCTATGATAACAGATCTAAAAACCTCGTTATAAAAATACTCAAACATCGCCTTATCATGGTGGGGTAATACTACTATTTAACAAAATCGTATCAGGGCATTCCAAATGGATTGCTTTCACTAAAATCAATGATTGAATCTGCAGTTGTTTCAAAAGTATCATTGTCAGCCAAAGGATCAACAAGGTCATCTGACTCAGAATCAAATATCGTATATGTTGCTCCAGATTCTTGACCAATAATTTGTTCACCTGGACCAAATTCACCATCAATAATAGAAATTTCAAGTTTATTAGTTGATGCATCCCATTCTTTGACTCTTGCTGTTGCAGAACTTGCAGCACCAACAATAATTTCATTAAACTTGAATGTGCCAGTGGCAGTAATGCCAGGTGGTGTTTCAAATACTACATCAGGAACATTTAGATATCCTTGTCCTGGAGTAAGAGCAACAAAGGTTACAATACCAGCAGAGTTGACATATGCAACACCTCTAGCATCTTCAAATCCAACTCCAAATGGACTACCAGAGTCATATGATGTTGTTGTTGAATCCATGGTAAGTGAATTACTGGACACATCAACAATGCTGTCAATCAATGATTGTGGGAAGGTGAATGCAACACCAACATTACCAGTATATCCAAATCCAGCATTGGTAACAACAACATTAGATATTGCATTACTGACCAGACTTGCAGAAGCAGCAGCACCCACACCAGTTGTGCTATCAAATGTAATTGATGGAGGAACTGTGTAACCAGCACCAGTGTTAGTAAGTAATACAGAAGCAATCCTGCCATCTATTCCACCAGTAAATCCTGTCAGGAAGGATGCTATTCCAACAGCAGTTGTGCCCCCATCAGGTGATGATGAAATACCAATTGTTGGTAATGTGTCATAATTTGCTCCAGCATCTGATAATGATATGCTGAGAGCACCTGTCTCTGATATTGAAACTGTGCCAGTTGCTGTTGATGCTGCACCAGGTCCAATCAGAGAAAGTGTCTGAATGTATCCAAGTTGTGCAATTTCATCATCTATGTCCTCAATACCAGTATCAATGACCTCGTCTTCATATCTGTAAAGTTCACATCTCAACTCATAAACATAGTTTTTCTTGAGTTGATAGAATGGTTGCTCATGCTCAACGTATTTGATCTCAAATAATCTATCTCCAAGAGGGAAGAATATTAGATCTCCTTCTTTTGGTCTTGATGATAATTCAACATTTACAAGATTTTTCATCAAAGGTGAGATATATGTTTCATATCTCTCTCTTGAAATTATTAGAGTCAGATCATCTTGTTCTTGTATTCCAAACTTAGATAGAACAGTTCCTTGTCCACCATATCCCTCAAAATTATCAATATATGCTTCAATAGGATAAGCATCATTAAACTTTGATTCAATAACCTCTCTTATTACAGTATTTTTTGTAATATATTTTCTGGGGATGTAATATACTTCAACACCATACATCCTGAGCTGTTCATTGACCAGACTCTGAATAAGATTTTGTTCTCCTACTGACCCATTGAGGGAAAATGGATTTAGCATAAGATCTTACCCTATTAAATCCAAAGGTGGTATCTCATAAGTGCTGAGCATTTGAGTTCTTATTTCATCAATTTCTCTTTGCCCATCATCAAATAATTGTCTACCATTAAATTCAATACCACCAGGTAATTTTACACCCTGGAATTTGATAAGATTTTGCCCCCACTGTCTCTTCACTAATGCTGTAAAATATCTCTTCAAGAATGAATCATTCCAAACACCAGCAAAGTCATTTCCATCAACTGTCTTCCAACAATCAATAATTATAAAATCACCCTCATTAATATTTCCAAAATCAACATCAATATATAATCTATCTTGTCTTTGATTGAATCTGATTGCCTTGTGAGTATTCAGCAAGAAATTCATTGTCTCAAGATATGTCATTGACATAGCAAATTGCAGTAATTCAAAACTTCCAAAGTATCCTATTTCATTCAAGAACAATTGATACTTGAAACTAAACATATTGCTCATACTCATTGAATGAGCATCATCATATTGAAATATCTTATTGATACCTATGATTGATGGAGGCAGTGGTATATAATTGCTATTCTCATAAAAAACATAATCAGTGCCACTATCAGTGACAGTTGTAGAGGTGATACCAACACTCTGATCACTAGTCACACTAGGAGGTTTTGCTTTACCTCTACTAATGTCCTGTGATGTAATTTGATACTTTAAAAATACTTGTGATACCCCATCAAAATGTCTCTCATGGAAGAACTGGAGAGCATCATCTAATAGATCCTCTAACTGTTCCTCAGCAACATTAATTTCCAACATAGGAGCGCCCAATTGTCTTAGGGCATAATCTATCAATCCTTGTCGAGATGCTGGTTGCGCCATTATACGCTACAATTTAATACTATTTATGGAGCAGAGGATACTCCTGTCTGAACAAGTATATTTCCCTCTACAATTCTATAAACAGTTGATGCAGAACCTACCAGTATATCATATACATATCTTCCATTTTTAAGTAATCTTGTTTCTGTGGATCCAAGTGATATTTTAAATTCACCCTCAGTTGCACTAGTAAATCCTACAGTGAATGTTGCAGCAGCAACTGTGGTTGATCCTACTGCTGCACTTTTTCTCATTTGTGATGATCCACTGTACCCAGTTAGATCAAAATCACTTCTATCAACTTCAAGTATTTTGAATGTTGAATTAAAATCTGCACCAGTATTAATAGTCAAATTGACACCATATGCCACTCCTGCATTTGGATCAAAAGTGATTGTACTATTAGCCATTTGATTCTAAAAATTTGGTGAGAAGTGACTTAATATCATTTATATCATCTTTTAATTCATCAAGATTTTTTTCAAGTTTTTCAACCTTTTCAGATTGATTTAGCATTCTATTTCTATTTTCAATGTATTTTTGAAAATCATTTTTATTGTTGCTGATGATAGCTCCTGTATTGCTATCTCTGAATAAACCACTATGATCTTTTACTGGTATATGTGACATTATGCAAGTGCTAATACTCTAAGATTTTTAATATTTGGAACATAAGCTTGATTTGTGCTTGTTCCAATGATCTTGATTCTAAAATTGTTAAATGTGGGTAATCTGTCAATAGTAAATTGCATCTCACTAAATGCTTGAGATCCTGGATTTGGTGACACCAAATCCTTCTTGTTGAATAATTTATCTGGTGATCCATCATTATTGTCAGGATTGATAATAACACCAATTCTGTTGGGGTCCATATTATTGTATCCTGGGAATGGTGTAAATACTGTTTCAGTAAGAGATTTATCTTGATTTACAGCATACAGAACTCTTACATCATTAAATTTGTTCACATAAGAGTCAAGAATGACTTTCAGTGAAGTTGATGGATTTTCAAGTGTAATAAGTTTTGTACAGTATATGAATTTTGATGGATCATCACTTACATTATTCACTCTTGAATCAGTAGCAAAATTAGTTATAGGTGAATTTATCCTATTACTGATTAATTGAAATGAAGCTTGATCTAA